GTAAAACTATGTGCATACGTGCATATTATTCATGTAAACGCGTACATATATGTACGGATCGCGCACATATGTACGGAAATATAGTTGAATCTTAAACAAAAGTAATTGACAATTCAACCATTCTAGATTTAGTTGAGTGTTCAACTACTTACCACCTTGTGCGACATGCGAACTAGTTGAACGTTCAACAACTTGACCCGGAGGTTGTTAACATAGCCCCCCCATAGGGCATATATATAGCCGTGTTTTGATGATGTGCGATATTTGTTTGTCCGGTTATGGGACGGTTTCATCGTTGTTACGTAACGTTTGTGTAACGTTTAGGGTTTTGGTGTCCGGGAATCGTTTTTTTTAGCCTCTATATTAGTAGGGGGTTAACCGAACGAGCGAGGTACGAGCGAGTGAGGGCACCGAGTTCGCTTCGCCTTTTGGGGCTTCGCGACCTCTAGGGAGCGGAGCGGTTGGGGGAAGTGAAACTTCCCCTGACGGGGAGGCTTTGCCTCCCCTATAAGAGCACTTCGTCGGGGACCTTCGGTCCCCTCCTCAGTAGGTTTTAATATGATTGTTTATATATTGACGGCAGATGATTATGTACCCTTTATTGAGGCAGGTGAATATTAGTGGCTAGGACTACCCCGGAGCAACTTGAGGCCACTAAACTGGAACTGTTGAGGCAGATGCAGGGTGGCAAGAATGTTAAGTCTGCTTTGGAGGTTGTGGGCCGCACTCGTTCTACTTATGAGCGTTGGCGTAAGGATGATCCTGAGTTTGTTATTGCGGTGGATCGCATTAAGACTTTGCGGATTCTTGAGCCTAGCGCGGTTGAGTCTCAGGGGCCGCGTGTGTCGTTTCCTGAGTTTAGTGAGAAGTATTTGGATGCGACGGTTTTTCCTCACATGCAGAATGTGGTGGATTTGATTGAGGGCCGTGATCCTTCTTGGCTGCATCCTTCTATGGCTTTTCATAAGGGCGAGAAGGACTTGATTATTACGAACATGCCTCCTGAGCATGGTAAGACTACTTCGGTGACTATCAACTACGTGGTGTACCGTATTTGTATGGACCCGAACATCCGGGTTATTTTGGTTTCTAAGACTGCCGAGATGGCTAAGAAGATGTTGTACGCGATTAAGACTCGTTTGACGCATCCTAAGTATGATGAGATGATTGCGGCGTACGCCCCTGATGGGGGTTTCGATAAGGACTCTGAGGCGTGGAATCAGACGATGATTTACGTGTCTGATAATGCGAGGGACAGTGGTGAGAAAGATCCGACAGTTCAAGCCTTGGGTATCCGAGGGCACATTTATGGGGCAAGAGCCGATCTTATTGTTCTTGATGATACTGTTGACCTTACCAACGCCCACGAGTACGAGAAGCAGATTAACTGGCTTCAAAGCGAGGTTATCTCGCGTGTCTCTAGTAACGGATCTATGCTGGTTGTGGGGACTCGCCTTTCCTCCAAGGATTTATACCGGGAATTGCAGGATGACTCACGGTACCCTGACGAGCAAAGCCCATGGACGTACCTCAGCATGCCAGCCGTCCTTGACTTCAAGGAAAAAGAAAGAGAATGGCTGACTCTTTGGCCTAGAACTAACCAGCCTGAGGCTGGGGTTAAGGTTGACGATCAGGAGCAGGACGGCGATGGACTGTACCCTAAGTGGGATGGTTCTCGTTTGGCTAAGAAACGTAGACGGGTAAGTCCGAAGGCTTGGGCTATGGTCTATCAGCAGCAGCAGGTCTCTGACGACGCGGTGTTCTCCCCCGAATCCGTCAAGGCTGCGATTAACGGCAACCGCATGGCGGGGCCTATACCTAAGGGTATGGTTAACCAGCGGGCTGATGGAATGAATGGCCTTATTATTGTTGGGGGTCTTGACCCTGCAACGAGCGGTCACACTGCAGCAGTAATTATTGGCTTGGATGTGAAGACGCAGAAGCGTTACGTCCTTGACGTGTTTAATAAGCCGGGTATTACCCCTGAGGCCATGCGTGAAATGATTAAAGGCTTCACGGAAAAGTATAAGATAACAGAATGGCGCATTGAGCGCAACGGGTTCCAAGGATTCCTTGTCCACGATAAGGAGTTGAATGATTTTTGTGCAAGTAGAGGTGCCGTTATTCGGCCCCACTTCACTGGCACGAACAAGCATGACACGGATTTTGGTGTAGCGTCAATGACTACATTGTTTTCTGGGTGGGAGGACAAGCATCAACTGGTTGAGTTGCCTTCTAGCCAAAACTCAGAAGCCGTAAAGTCTATGATAGAGCAGTTGGTTACTTGGGCACCTGCGCCTCCTAAGTCTCAGAAGACAGATATTGTGATGGCGCTGTGGTTTGCGGAACTTGCCTGCAGGGACAGGGTTGTGGCTAACGCCAACTACGTGAGATCGCACGTTAAGAACAGTTTCGCTACACCGTGGGACAAAAGCACTCAAACAACTGTAAGTCTTGTAGATTCAGAGATTCAGGGCTTATTCAAGCCCATGGGTGTTTAGCCCTCACAACTACTTAAGGATTCAGATGGAACAGTACGGCAACGCGACCCCACAGAGCGGGTCACCTCAACTTCGGGAGATCCGCGCCCACTATAACCGCATCAAGTCGCAGTTTGCTTCACGAGATGGGCGCATGCAGGACGTTCTTGCTGTCCGTCAGGGCCGAATGCGGGACGTTTACCCTGATCTTTTCCCTGATGGCCCCTTCGACAAGGGCATTGTTGCCAACATGGTGGACGTTGCGGCACGGGATCTAGCAGAAACGCTAGCCCCAATGCCATCATTCAACTGCACAAGCGCACGAATGGTGTCAGACACGGCACGTGAGTTCGCTGAAAAGCGCACACGTATCGTTAACGGCTACATTAACTTTAGTAACGTACAGACACAAATGTACAGCGCCACAGACAGGTACTTCACGTACGGTTTCGTGCCTGCCATGATCGAAATTGACATGGATGAGCGCATGCCACGCATTACTTTCCTTGACAGCATAGGCGCATACCCAGTGTTTGACCGCTGGGGCAACACCAAAGCAGGGTATTTCTCGTTCTACAAGAACCGTGATGAACTTGTGGCCATGTACCCTGACAGTGAGAACGTTATAAAGCAGCAGTCAACAGGCATGGAAATGATTGAGGTAGTCCGCTACCACGACGCTAAGATAGACCTGATTTTCTGCCCGACCCGTGACGGTATCGTTCTTGAAAAGGTAAAGAACCCTATCGGGGAGTGCCTCCTAGAGTTTGTTCGCAGGCCCGGTGTTGACACTGAGACCCATGGTCAGTTCGATGACGTGCTGGCTGTACAGGTCGCTAAGGCCCGATTCGCGCTACTCAGCCTTGAGGCTGCACAGAAGAGCGTTCAGGCCCCTATCGTTCTTCCTCCTGACGCGCAGGAACTAGCCCTTGGTTCGGACTCTGTTATCCGCACAGCCAATGGTGAGAAGGTTCGCCGGGTACCTATTGAAGTTCCTTCAAGCGCGTTCGCTCAGCAGGGCGTGTTGGATCAGGAACTACGTCAAGGGTCACGTTACCCTGAGGTGCGTGGTGGAAACACAGATGCTTCCGTAGTCACAGGCAAGGGCGTACAGGCCCTCATGTCAGGCTTCGATACTCAAATCCGTACAGGTCAAGCCATGTTCGCCAAGGCCCTTGAAGGCATTGTCGGCAAAGCGTTCATGGTTGACGAGAAACTGTTTGGTGCTGAAACCAAAATTCTTCGCGGTAATACTGATGGTGCCCCATACGAAATAAAGTACCGACCAGACCGCGATATTAAGGGCGACTACTCTGTAGATGTCCAATACGGCTTGCTGGCAGGACTTGATCCTAACCGTGCTCTTGTTTTTGGGCTGCAAGCCCGTGGCGATCAACTGATCTCCCGTGATTTTCTTCGCCGTCAAATGCCATTCGCACTAGATGCTAGCGAAGAATCAATGAAGGTAGACACCGAGAACCTGCGCGACTCCATGCTTCAGGCCGTATCAGGCCTAGCACAAAGCATACCTGCTTTAGCCGCTCAGGGTCAAGATGTTTCCCAAGTACTCAAGCAATTGAGTGTCGTTATTACGGCAAGGCAGAAGGGAACGCCAATCGAAAAAGCAATTGAGCAGGCGTTTATGCCGCCAGAACCAGAACCCGCCCCACCAGAACTAGCGGAAGAAGCAGGAATGGAAGCCGACATGTTAACAGGCTCCCCTGATGAAATGATGCAGGCTGGTGGGGATGGGCTTCCCGGAGGTCTTCGTGACAGTGGTCGCATGAGGGATGTGGCACCGGGTCAGCAAGGCATGCCGGAAGGTGGCCGCCCTGACCTTATGAGTCTTATGGCTTCAATGGGAAGCAAAGGTAAACCAAACTTGCAGGCCGCTGTTCAGCGCAAGCAAGCAATCTAATAAGGAGTTATTATGTGCATGTCTTGCGGATGCTGGATGGACACGACAAGCAAAATGGGTGGGGACGGTAATCACCCTGAAGATTCAACAGTGATGCCAAACATTAAAACTACTACGGCAGATAACGCTAACGAATGGCGGAAGTGAAATGGCAAAGCCCGTAAAAAGAGTAGCCAAAGCGGGGCCAAACGTTGAAGGTGGCAAGTTCAAAGGCAAAGACTCTATCAACTTGTCTAAAAAAGAACTTGGCAAGAAGGGTACTGCCGCCGCATCAAAGCGGACTGTAGATATTGGTAAAACCAAACACAAAAAAGAAGGCCCACATAAGGGCAAGGTGGTTGGTCCTAAAGGAAACCCTTTAACTGGCAAGGTTGACATGGGTGGCGGAAACATGGCTGTCTATAAAGACGGTAAGCGCGTTACTTCCAGAACTGCCAAGAAGGCCGCTTCCCCTAGCAGTGGTGGTGGGGTGACTCCCGCTCAAGCAAAGGCAAAGGCAGCAGCAGCAGCGAAAGAAAAAGCAGCCTCTAAAGCCAAAGCAGAAGCGAAGAAGATAGCCATAGATAAGGCTAGGAAAGCGGATACCGCGAAAAGAAAATCTTCCAAAGCCAAGGATGTTAAAACAACGACCGCTAAGCCAGACCCAAAACTCAAACCGCTTATCAAGGATACTTCTAAAGACAGCACTAAGCCGAGATCTTCATACGACGCGCAAGGCAAACTGTATCACGAGATGTTTTATTTAGGGCGATGGCGACGAGTAAAACAAAATAGAGATGGCAAGTGGATGCCAACCGCAAGTTAAAAAGAAAGAAGAAGTAATGCCTTCTAAGAAAGATCCTCGCCTTGAACGTGCCGGAGTTTCTGGTTTTAATAAGCCAAAGAAAACTCCTAGTCACCCAAAGAAGTCACATGTTGTTGTTGCCAAAGAAGGGGATAAGATTAAAACTATCCGCTTCGGTCAGCAGGGTGTGACTGGGGATAAGAAACCCACAGCAAGGCAGGCTTCTTTCAAAGCCCGTCACGCAAAGAACATATCTAAAGGTAAAATGTCAGCCGCTTATTGGGCGGATAAAACCAAATGGTAAGGAGTGGTAATGCCACAACCAAATAAAGGAACACATGGGAAGCCTAACGTATCGCAACCGATACAGGGCATGCCCGGTTCAAAGAGTAACGACTGGGACAAGATTAAGTTCGGCGCTCCCGGTGGAAAAGGTACCAAAGGTTCAGGTACGGGAACTAAGTAATAATTTAACCAAAGAAGACGATCAAGGGAGTTGCTGGAAATGATACGAAATAATATAGGCGTTCACATCAACTTCCTTGATTTGTCTTTGGCTATTGTAGCCGACGGGGTTTCTTGGTCCCCCGATGTTGCTGACGACATGACGCGACGCATGAAGGGCCTACTTGACGATAGTGTTTCAACGCTAGTCCAGTACGGTTTCATGCAAGACGAGATTGACCAAAATGAAGAAGAGGAAGATGAGGAAGAGGAAGAGCCGGGTAACCGCCCCTCTAAAGAACTCATTGACCCTAACGTAATTTTCCTTATGGAGAAAGAGTTCGGAGAAGGTAATGGCTAATCAACATGGTGGTTACAGGAAGCCAAGTAGTCCAGCGATGGTGTCTGGTCCCGGTAAACTTAGTCGAAGAACTGACGGCGGACCTGCGCAGGTGAACGCGCAGATGACTGGCATGGGCTACGGAGAGAACAAAGACTTTATGCAAATACAAGAAGGCGCAAGAATGGCTGCTGCCCCAAAATCTAAGGGCGCTTCTTCCGCACCTAAAGAAGGACCAATGGGTGCTATGAGCGGAGGGGACCCGTTGTTTAGTGAAACTAAACGCCCTGACGAACCTGTTACTGCAGGTGCAAACTTTGGTCCCGGTGCCGGGGCACCTGCCCAGCCCAACTCTTCGGAGATGGCTGCTGCTGACGCTGCGGCGATTGGCAAATACCTTCCTGACTTGATGAAGATGGCGGAAGAAGAAAACACTCCAGCGGCGTTCAAACGTTTTGTTCGTCATTTAAGAAATGTTCAAGGTGTTGGATGATTCCGCTTAAGGGAAACATTGCGGCTGTAGTGCAAGTAATGGGTGCGGAAAATGTAGGTTTAGTGTGGGGTTTGAGTAACGTTAACTGGGAGTCTGAGAAAGATCGTGATGTTTTTCTTCAGGCTATTACTTCTGATAGGAGCGGTCTGTAATGTCTTTTGATTCCATCGCTCCTTCGGATGACGGGAAAAAGGAAGGTCCGGGTAAAAATTACAAAAAGTCTAAAAACGCCATTGACTGGACTTTTGGTTATAACGCTCCTATAGCGCGTACCACTCCCCCTGTCAACCTTACGGAACCTAAAGACTTTGACGAAAATTTTCCCATAGCCCGACCAAACCTTGATAAAATGGAAGATAGCGTTCCACAAAAAAACCAAGATAATTCTATTCTTGGTGGGTTTATGAATCTAATGGACAACATTGTTCCTGACGATATGGGTGGGCTTCTTCGCGGGGATTCGGAACAGTGGCTTACTGATGTTCCTTACGCTTCTGACCTTTACAGAAACACTCTTGGATCAGCCATAAATGTTCCTTTAACTGCGGGTGAAGCGGCTATTGACGCAATGAACTGGGGCAGCGAGCAAATGAACCACCTTGGTTCTGCTCTTGTTTCGTGGATGCCGGGTGGTATACAAACTTTAACATGGGATCAGTCCCATGATGTTTCTTTTGGTCAAGCGTTTGTTGCTTCTATGGGGCAAACCGCAGGGCGACTCGAAAGAGGAGAAGAGGAAGCGGGGGATATCCTCATGCTTCCTTTCAGCCTTATTAGTCTTGGTGCTGCACAACTCGACACGGATAACATTGCTCAAAACAAAGACTTTGATGTATTAAACGAAGAAGAATTAGATAAGGCTTTTGGTAGTGGCGTAGGACAGTATGCCTCCGGTGGTCTTGATGCTGCTTGGCTTATCGCAGCCGACCCAACCATCCTTGCTGGTGGCGGTTCCATGTGGCTGCGTCTTGGCGCTAAAGGAACCAAGTTTGGTGGTCTCACTAATCAGGCATTACGTAAGACTGAACAAGTTAATGGATTTGCTGGGCGTTTAGACAGCAACGCTTTGCTAATCGAAGAGTTGGGTGTTGAAGGCGCTCGCGCTTCCGGTCGCCTTACCGCTGAAGGTGAAAACCTTATTGCGGCAATGGAGGGTAATGCCTCCAGTCTGGGTAGCCACGTTTGGGCTGTTGGCGAAAACAAAGGACGCGGATCAGTCATTACTAAGTTCCTTGGAGAAAGAACTAACTTAGAAGAAGTGGGAGCGGTTAGGTCGGCATTGGTTGTTAATGCTATGGCTGGGCATCAACCTTCTTGGCTTAAGTTAAGTCAACTAACTGACGATGCGGGGATATTGCTTTACGACGATTTGGCTAGGGCAAATGGGGTTGACCTTCTAGGTGACGCTATTGCAACCGCAAATAAAGTAGAAGTACCTAACGGGAACTTCCCAAAACTAACTAACGAGCAAGTAACTCACGCTGAACAACTCATTAGGATTGCTGAAGAAGGTGCCATTGACCCGCGCTCACTTTCTGGAGCAATGATTTCGCGTGGAGGTTCTAGGCTTTCAGCAAGAAGTGTAAGAGCAGCAAACGCTTACCGGACTGGTAAGTCGGATGCTGGGTTTGCCACTGGAAGAAAAACGGATGGCAAAGATCTTTCTGGGCATTTTGTTTATGACACTATACAAAAGTTTTCAGGATCACGCCCTGTAACTATAGTTCGCTGGGCGGGTCAAGGCTCCCCTAATGGAATTGTTATGTTAAAAGATGACGCAAGCAGTGGAATTAAAGAAGTAAAAAACTGGTTGCGTAAATCTAAAATTGATCCAGACACGTCTGCAAAATACTTTAATGAGTTTGTTGGAGCGAGAACAGCCGCTGATAAAGAATCCGTTTTACGTAGAATGGAAGAGGCTTTTATTGTAGCGGTCGCTAAAGATCAAAACATGACCGCCGAAGGGGCCATGGGTCTTTACAAAAAGTTTAACCGAAAAAGAGCAGAGGCTTTAGATGCCTCCCGTGCCACCCCTACAAAGTTTCATTACGACGCTACGCGAACAAGCCCAGAAGAAATTATTGTGTTACCTTCTTTTTATGCTGAAGTTGGTAACGCAATACCAATGCTTGACACTAAACTTTTTACTAAAGTTATTCGTCAAAACAAAACCCTTCTTAGAGCGGGAGAAGTAACCCAAGGTCTTGATTCCATAAACTCCCTGTGGAAAATTAGCGTTTTGCTGCGCCTTGGTTACACTCAACGTAACATTGTTGAAGGATTCCTGCGTTCCGCAGCCGTCATGGGCATGGTAGCAACAAACCCTAAAGCAATCGGGCATAGTTTTGCTAATTCGAAACGTTACATGGGAATGAAGCGTGGCTTAAAAATTGAAAGAAAAGTTTCTAAGGACTTAGAAGACATTCGTAGCGTTTTACGTGAGAACGAATTAATGCTTCTTGCGGAAAGAAAAAAAATTGGTCAAGGAAAAGAAAGTGCCGAGACAAAAAGAATCCAAGCAGAGATAGACAAAGATTTAGAACTGGTTAGGGCGACTCAAGTAGAACTTGGGGAAGCCGCTGCTGAAACTAGGCGCATTAATGATACTCGCGTAAAGGGTGGCGAACAACCTAACGTATTAGGTGATGAAAAATACGATGGTGCTTTTCAAGGTGCTCAAGGAGTGCTGGCTCGCATAAATTCTTCTTCGGATAAAACGCAGCGAACGGTGTTTGAAAACGCTAGTCAAAGAGCAATGGCTAAACTTGAAGGAGATCCGTCTTTTAGGGAAATGATACCTATGGATCTTGACGCGGATGGAATGTTAGATTACTGGGAGTACTATACTCAATTAATTAACCGTCGTTATATTGATGATCCGCTTGCAAAACTAATCCTTAGAGACGCAGACTTCAACGCTATTGACCGTTGGTTTAAGACTCCCGAAGGATCGCGGTATTACGAAGAAGTTTTTTCAGCACGGTACGGCAAATCTGGAGAGCGTGTTCAAGACGACAGAAGCGCAATGATACAAGACGCTCTTGACGCAATAGAAACGGAAGTTCCCGCAGGTAGTGCGCTTCGCAAACTTGTTATTGAAAGGCAGTCTTCAGGTAAGCAGTTAAAGACTAGCGAAGTTAATGCTGTTGCCCCATCAAAAGTTTCAGAACTTCCAATTATTATGGGTCGTCAGGCTGAACAAGGTGGCATGGGGACGTTAAAAGAAATCATGGGTTTTGCTAAAGGGGTTCCTGACTGGGCAATGAAATGGCTTGGTACTATTCCTGAAAACAATCTCCTTCGTCATCCTTTCTACAAGAACATGTACAACGCTCGCCAAAAAGAACTATACGAAATTGCACTTGGTCAAGGGCAAGACGTAGGTTTGGCCTCAGTCAAGGCTGGTATTAACAAGTCGGCTCACAGCGATGCTCTACGTGCGACTAAAGACACAATGTACACTATTGAAGAGTTGTCCAATGCTGCGGAACTTCTTCGTTTTGTTTCTCCTTTCTTCCCTGCTTGGGAAAACAGCATTCGCACTTGGGGTCGTATTACGTATCAGAATCCCGCGATTCTTGGTGCCGGTAATATCCTTTGGAACATTCCGAACAGTATGGGCATGGTTGTTGATGAAGACGGCGAGCAAGTCAACAAATCAAGTATGCTTCGGGATGAGAATAATTTTATTGTTTGGCCTGAGCCTGTTGCTAATTTTCTTCGGAAAGACTTTGGTCCTTTTACTCCGGGCGAGTCGTTAAGAACACGCCAGTCAGGTTTCAATGTTATCTTTCCCGGTGGTGAGCCTTGGTTTGCTGGTGTAGGGCCAATGACTCAGATCCCCGTTTCTCTTCTTTTGCGCGGAAAGCCTGAAGATCAAGAACTGTTGAAGAACTTGTTTGGTGAAGAGTTGTATCGGCAAGTTGTTCCCAGCGGAAGTGCTAACGCAGATATTGTTGACGCAATGTCACCTACAATTGTTCGTAGGGTAAAACAAATGTATGCAGGTGATTCTTCTGATAGCGCATACTTGACTTTGTATAATCAGATTATGCAAGATTCTTACATTAAGGCACAACTTGAAGACCGCAGTCTTAATGACAAAGATTTCAAGGCCATTGAAAAAAAGGTAAACAAGTTTTGGAGATGGCAAATTCTTGCAGCAGGTATCGCGTTTACACAGTCTAGTTACGAGTCTCCTAACCGGCTGGCGCGTGACAAGTGGAATGAACTAATTGATGACACTTCTATCCCTTATGACAGAAAACTGGAACGATTTACTAAAGAATTTGGTAGCGACTACGATGCAATTACTCGCTCAACTAGCAACACCGAAACAAAGTTGCAACCAAATCTTACTACTTGGAATCGTATTACTAAGAACAAAGACCTTGTTGAAGAGTTAAATCAGATGGACCCGGAACTTGTTGGCATGTTCGGTAATATGGGTTCGTTCGATGATCCTTTTTCTTTCGCTGTTATGGGTGAATACTCTTCTACTGAAATTGGCGGGAAAAAAATCCGAGGTAAACTTAAGCCTAGTAATGTTAATCAAAAGAACGAGATTGCTGATGGTTGGCGTGAGTGGAGAAAAGTTAGAGACGCGATTGATGAAGAACTAATTAAGCGCGGTCTTTCTAGCCTTCAAGTTAACGACGCTAAACCTTTTGTGGATATTTTGTATAATTTTGAACAAGATCTTACGGTAAGGTATCCTGCTTGGAATTTAGAAAAAGAATCTTACGAGCAGAAGTTGCCTGTTTTTATTGCTGGCGCAAGAAAGATTGTGGAGAATCGTGATCTTGTCGAAGAAGATTCTACAGTTGAAAAGATTTCAGATTATCTAAAAATACGTGAGGCGATTGTTCAAGAACTTCGCAAGAACCCAGACGATGATGATGTAAGAAAAAATATCAAGGATATTGGCTACGCTGCTGCTTTTCAGTTTAGGCAAGAAGACATTGGTTTTGCTGATTTTTACGATCAGTATTTTGCCTCTGATGATTTTAGGGAGATCTAATGGTTGAACCCGGTTCAAGACCCGGTGAAGTGACAAGTACTGATTCGTTTATTGCCCAAATTCACGGTGAGAGTAACACAGGTAGTCAAACGCCCATATGGGTATCTGGCCCTAGGGGTAAAAAAACTGAGATGACTCTTGACCAAATGCAACTGGAACTTGAAGCAGCGGCTGCTACTCGAAACCCTTCTTACAATGCTATTGTTGAGTCTCTTTATCAAGGTAATTTTATTAGCAAAGCCCAAAAAGATCAACCTACTAGCGTTGTGGCGGCTTTGGAAATGCCTTTTAATCTGTATAATGGCTATGCCAGACGCTTAGGCAATGACGCTATGCCTTACGATAAATGGTTTGATTGGTATTCAAAAGGTAACAAGCCAAGAAGTGAAGGTGGTGGATACACTGGACCTACCTCTTCTGTTACTCTTGCCAACGAGTACGACCTGAGGGAGGCTGCTAATGCTGTGGCTTCTACTGTTCTTGGTCGTGGTATTGAAGACAGCGAGTTTGAAGAAGTGCTTAAAAAAATCCGCAAGCAGGAAAAAGCACAGCCTACGATTAGCACTCCGTCAACGGGTAAGAATGTTACTAAGGCTGGGTTGACTGCCGAGGGTCGCCAAAACATTATGCGTGAATCTTTGATGAAAGGTCCAGAGGCTGAAGAGTACAGTAAGGCCACCAAGATGATGGGCGTTTTTGCTAAAGCCCTAGAGATGAGACCTGATGGCTCCTAACGATTTGACTGCTAAAGAAAAGTTAATGGACATTAACGATAACGGCAAGGTGTCCAAGAAAGAGCGTCGCGCGTTTAAGGAAGAAGCACCTGAAAGTGTCGCTTCTTCTCTTGACATGGCTTATGCTTTGCTAACAACTTTAGAAAACTCTGAAGATCCCGAGGCTCAAGCGTTTTTTCAATTTTTTAATACGCTAAATGAAGAATACATAAATGATCCTACTGGCTTTAGCGAAGACGCTGCTGCTATTAGAATGGCTTCGCAGCCTTGGATGATGAAGTACAAAGATGTCGCTATTAAGGACATGAATTTTGAGGCACAAAACCCCGGTCTGTGGGCAGAGACTGTAAGTTCTGCTGTAGAAGTGTATCGGGATGCTGCTGCTCAGGCTGGCGCAGTCATGTCAGACGATCAGTTGCGTGAGTTTGCTATTAACGCTCGTCGTTCTGCTTGGAATCAAGCGGAGGCTACTAACGCAATGGCTGAGTATGTTAATGCTCAGAACGGTGTGTTTAGTGGTGCTGCTGGTAAGTTTCAATCTACGATTGCTGATTGGTCTAGAACAAATGGTCTGGGTCTTAGCGATGATGCTGTTAATAAATACGTTCAACAAGTTGCTGCTGGTGATTTGACTGAGGATGATGTTAAACAGCAGTTAAGGAATCAGTACATGGTTGGTACGTATCCTGCTTGGGCGGAACAAATTCAGGCTGGTCAAGATCCTTCAGACATTGCTTCACCTTACAAGCAACAGATGGCTAATCTTTTAGAGGTTGATCCTGAGTCACTTGACTTAAATGACACGTTGTTGCAAAAGGGTTTGCAGGGTGTTGGTGCTGATGGGAAGCCGGGTGTTGTTCCCATGTATGAGTTTAAGAAGATGATTCGCAAGGATGAGCGTTGGGATGCGACTGATAATGCTTTGGATGAGTACACGAGTGCTGGTATGAATATACTTCAGATGTTTGGGTTGAGGTGATTTGAATGGCTATAAGTATTCAAGAAGCAGAGCGTAGGCTTAACGCTGGTGAAGATATAAGCGCAATTACGGAAAGACAATGGGAGCAGTTAAAGGCTATAGAAGCAGCCAACAACAATGTGGGTAGAGGCCCACAGCCTCAAGCAAGCGCAGAACCCGGTCCGGGTTTTCTTAGTGGTGTTAGTAGTAGTACTGAGTCCGGTTCTACTCCTGAAGAAATATATTTTGCTAACAGGGCCGCTCAAGACAAAAGCGAGGCGGCAGCAAAGAAACTTTCAGAGCAACGTTCTGCTAAAGCGTTTCTTAGAACACTACTAACTCAATACAACATGGGTTCTTTGGCTGGGCAGATAGAGGCGATGGTTCAAGATTCAACTAATCAGGATTACTTGGCTGAGAAGATACGTCAAACTAACGAGTATAAGACTCGATTTAAGGGCTTAGTTGCTTTGCAGGGTCGTGGAAACACGGACGTGCGTAACGAGGCAGAGTATTTGAATCTTGAAACTGATTACCGCAGGGCTTTTAACGAAGCCGGTCTTAGGGATTACCTTGGTGCTGATGGCAGCCAAAGCGAGTACGATTCTATTGCTGAACTTGTTGGTGATTATAGCGTATCTGTTGAAGAAGTAAGAGGCCGCATTGGGGATGCTCAGCGTGTTGTTGCTGATACTCCTCAAGAGGTTCGTAATTCTTTACAAAGATTCTACAACATTGATGCTACGTCTTTGGTTGAGTACGCTCTTGATCCTGTACGTAGTCAAAACAAAATTAACACTCTTGCTAATGCTGCTATTGTTGGTGGCTTTGGGAAAATAGCAGGTCTTGATCTTGATGTTTCTGCTGCCGAATCTGTTAGTGGTCTTGCAAACGATCAAGACATAAACATGAACGCATTAAACAGGGATCTTGTCAAGGGCGTGGAGGTTAGAGATGCTACTTCACGTCTTGCAAACATTGACCGTATGGAACTTTCGGACAGTGAAGCGTTGCTTGCTTCTATGGATGCGGACGCTACGGCAAAAAAGAAAGTAAAGAACTTGCAGTCTCGTGAACGTGCAAGGTTTGGTGGGTCTTCTGGTTTCAACAGGGAGTCCTTAAAGAACGTCAACACTATATAACTGAATAAGGGCGTGAATGGAAAGCCTTGCTGTAAAGCCCTATAAGGGAGCCAGCAGGAGACGAGGGTTCGATTCCCTCCATGTCCACCACTAGACGGATCTATCGGCCCCGTTGGTGTATAAAGTCCGATAGTCACAGCCTTCTTTTCCTTCCCCTAGGATTTGAAGTGGGTGGCGATAACCTATCAATGAATAGTAAGGGAGTAAATAATGTCTGATTACGACTGGGACGATGACGATACAGATACAACGAATGACAGCACTGGCATGAAAGAGTTGCGTAAGGCGCTTCGCGCGGAGCAAAAACGCAACAAGGAAATGTCCGGTAAACTAGACGAAATGTTGAACTCGTCTCGTGATCGTACTGTTAAAGATATTATTACGTCGAAGGGATTGCCTGATAAACTTTCTAAGTTGATCCCTTCTGATGTTACATCCCCTGAGGATGTGGAAAATTGGATTGCAGAATACGCCGACTTGTTTGGTGCTGCACCTTCCGAAGAAAATCAGGAACCAGCGGTTGATGCCGCAGATATGCAAGCGTTGAATAGAATTTCTTCAACGCAACAATCTGGACAAGTGTTCGATGGGGACGTTGACCAACTGGATGCTCGCATCCGTGCGGCTCAGTCACCCGAAGAACTAAACAAGGTCTTATTTGGTAGTGCTCATGGACCGCAGGTTGTTTGATTAACTAAAACATTCATTAAATCTATTCACCTTGGAGGTGAAATCGCACAATGGCTAACGCTTATACAGACACAACCGCTATGGCCAACTTGGTCCAAGCGGCGTATGACCGATATGTAGAGTTCGCTCTACGTTCGCAACCTTTGTTCCGCAACCTTGCGGACAAGCGTCCAGTACAGCAAGCAATGCCCGGTTCCAGCGTAGTATTTTCGCTGTATCAGGACATGGCTGCAGCGACATCGACTCTTACAGAGACGACTGATCCTGACGCTGTTGCTATCGCTAACACGAACAACGTAACTGTTACTCTTGCTGAGTACGGCAACGTTGTTCTGGAAACAAAGAAACTGGGAGAATTTGCTTTCTCCGACGTTGACCCAGCAATCGCTAACCTTGTTGCATACAACATGGCCGATTCAATTGACACTGTTGTTGTTGCTGTTCTTAACGGTGGAACCAACGTGTTCTACGGTGGAGACGCTACCGCAACAAACGAGATTGTTGCTGCAGACGTGATGACCGGATCTTTGATCCGCAAGTCGGTTTCCAAGATGCGGGCAGGTAACTCTGTTCCTCGTGAAGGAATGCTGTACGCAGCATACATGCACCCAGAAGTTGCATACGACCTTCGTTCAGAGACTGGCGCGTTGTCCTTTGAGGACATCCGCAAGTACACTGATCCTAACGTAGGCAACGTCCTTAACGCCACGACCGGCGTTTATGGTGGAGCATATGTCGTGGAGACCCCACGCGCAACTGTTGCTGCAGATGGCGCTGCTTCCATCAACGTTTACCGTTCGATCATTGCTGGACAGCAAGCACTCGCTGAGGCTACCGCTGTTGAGCCGGGTATCGTTCAGGGTCCAATTGTGGACAAGTTGATGCGGGCACGGCCTATCGGCTGGTACAGCCTGCAGGGCTGGTCAATCTACCGTCAAGATTCCTTGCGTCGGATTGAAACTTCTTCAAGCATTGCGTAAGTGATGTTCGGGGGGCACCTTTCGGGGTGTCCCCCTCCCACATTTTGAAACTATTTTAAGGATCTTGCTATGGCTGATAATCTTCCTGACATTATTGAGAATCAACTTCTTGATGCGCTTGTCGGTACTTCTACTTACAGCGTTACTGGCGCTATTAAACTTCGCTTGATGACAGCCAATGGCAGTGATGCTAGTGCTGGTACTGAAGTTACTGGTGGTTCGTACGTTGCTCAAACTATTACTTTTAGTGCTGCTTCTAGTGGTGCTATTGAAAACAGTGGTGCTATTTCGTTTACTGGTATGCCTGCTGCTACCGTGGTTGGTATTGAAATTTATGACTCTGCTGGCTCACCTAAGCGACTGCTTTATGGGGCTTTGACTTCTCCTCGCACGGTGACTGCTGGTGACACGGTGCAGTTCGCTTCGGGTGCAATTGACATTACGCTGTCCTAATGCTAGACGTAACTGAGGGCGTTGTATTTGGTCTGGGGTTTCCTCAGATTGTTGACGGTGTAGCAGATTTTAGTGCCGCATCGAACATGGTAAGTTTGGCTAACGCTACTCTTCTTGCAACGTCCGCTTTGTCGGGTGCTTCTGGAATGACAGCCACGGTTACTATTGGTAACGTGTCGGCTTCCGTGATGTCTGCTGAAGTTGACATGACTGTTTTGACTAATATTTCTAACGCTGCTGCTTCTCTTGTTGCGGGTCAATCCAACATGACGGCAACCTCAAGTCGCATTTTCTTTACTGAATTGGAAATGTCCGCAGAAGCCAATATGACGGCCGTTGTGCGTAGTGTTATTGTTACCGCTCCTAGACCCCTAAGTGGGGCTGTAAACCTCTCAGCGTCGCTGTATGAGCCGTTAAACGTGCTTGACCTACCAACCGTGCAGTACACGTACACCGAGGACAGGTTGTTGAGAAGGTACAGCATAACCTCCGGTATTTCGCTGATTATTAACGGGACAACTGGGGTTCTTGTGGACTTTGTTTCCCAAGAGGACACCCTCACCGCTGACTACTATTTTGCTGGTGGGCACAGGCATGTGCTTAGCCCTGAAGAGGTAACGGCTGTTACGAACGCTGGCTACGCCAACTTAATTACTATAGAAACCCTTTAAGGAATAACATGAATTGTAGAACTGGATGTAAAACAAAAGACCATGAGAGTTATGCTCAGTGTCTTCAGGACGCTAACGTCCGTGTCGCTGCAACCATGAACAACCCTTTCTCCACTGATGTTAAGAAGGAACTGTCTGCTTATCAGTCGGCTAGGGTGAATGGTATACAGCCAGAAGGAACAACGATCACTAAAGTACGTGAAGCGGAATCGGCATCACGGCTACTAGGTCGTCCATACAATGCTGACGTTGATCCTCCCGCTAAAATGGTTGTCAACAAGAACGCTGCTAAGTTTGTTAATGTGAGTGCAGCATGACAACATTTAACGAAATGATTGACGACACTCTCCTGCACTTGCAGGGATACACAAAACAACAAGATCAAGTAACCCACCTTACTGCCGACACTACATCCACAGCAACAACAATGATTGTTAACGACGTTACTTCGATCTCTCGAGGTACCGCTGAGGTCGGCAACGAACTCATTTGGATAGATAGCGTAGATCAGCAGACAGGCACAGTAACTATCCCGCCTTACGGCAGGGGTTACCGTTCTTCCACTGCGGCATCACACACGTCAGGTAGCATGGTTACTTCGTCACCAATGTTTCCACGCAAAACCGTAAGTCAAGCGTTAAACGATGCAATCATAGCCGTGTACCCGGAACTGTTTGCTGTGGGAACCACTGAAATAACTTTTAACCCGGCAGTGACAACTTACGAGTTGCCTGTTGGTGCCCTTGACATTCTTCAAGTATCGTGGCAGACAACGGGGCCTTCTAAAGAATGGCTACCTGTGCGTCGTTTCCGCGTGGACAGGCATGCCGCAACAGGATCATATTCAAGTGGCGTGTCTTTGAGCGTGTACGATTCTATCGTACCCGGTCGTCCAATGAAAATAACTTTCACAAAAGAACCTTCACCTTTAGTAAACGATTCAGATGTCTTCAATACGGTAACTGGGTTACCTAACTCTTGCGAAGACCTTGTTCGTTTCGGTGCCGCTTACCGGCTGGTTCCGTTCTTTGACTCTGCTCAAGCAAGCGGTGACTCTGCACAAGCAGACTTCTCCGCAGGACAGCGACCTATTGGTTCGTCTAGTGCGTTGTCCCGCTTCCTTTTGCAAATGTATCAAGTAAGACTAGCAGAAGAAGTAAAGGGAATGCAGTCCGCTTTCCCTGTCCGTTCGCATTACACTAGGTAAAGGAATAAAAAATGGCTAGAAGGTATTACTCTAGTATAGCAGCGAGGACCACTCTTTCCTCTTCTATTACTAGCACTGCAGTAACAATGGGGGTTGTCGCTGTAAGCGGTTGGCCGTCAAGTTTTCCCTACACGCTAATCATTGACTCTGATTTAGCAACAGAAGAGGTTGTTACGGTTACCGGGAGGTCGGGTCTTACTGTAACAATAGTTCGTGGAGTTGATGGAACTACTGGTCAGGCGCATGACGCTGGAAGCCCAGTGCAGCATGGTGTTTCGGCACGAGACTTTGACGAGCCGAACACTCACGACAACACAGCGGTTAAGCACGTAACTGTTGTTACTTCTTCTTCTCGCCCCGGAAGCCCTTCCGCTGGTGAGATTATTTATGAAACAGACACAACATTATATTTCGGGTGGAACGGTTCCGCTTGGACAGGCATTGGCGGTTC